AATATGTAAGTCCTGGCTTTGGTAAAGCAACAAAGTTAGGTGTAACTACTTCTAAACAAGTTAAAAGACAAGGGTGTTTTACATTTAAGTCTTTACTAGAAGAACAAAAATTATTGATATTTGATGAGCATATAATACATGAGATATCAACATTTATTGAAAAAGGAAACACATATCAAGCAGATGAAGGTTATCACGATGATCTAGTTATGTGTATGGTATTATTTGGGTGGCTGTCTAGTCAAAACTTCTTTAAGGATATGACAGATGTTAATGTTAGAGAAGGACTATATGGACAACAGATGGGAGAAATTGAAACGAATCTCACACCTTTCATTAGAATAGATGGACAAGAACCCGAAGTAGAAGTTATAGGAGATGATGTCTGGTTATTAGAAGATGAGTATAATCCAGGCAACATGCAGAAAAAATTAAGAGATTTAATAAACAGATAATGTATTTACAACAATATTGTCGTATTTACAAAATTGTAAGTCTAACTTTTGTCATGTATAAATAGTAGGATGATAATAAAAACTTGTGTCATTCATAAGATAATATAAAACCGAGGAGAAAAACATGGCATTTCAGCTATCACCAGGTGTTCTTGTTAGAGAAACAGATCTTACTTCTGTTATTCCAGCAGTAGCTACTTCTATAGGAGCTTTTGTAGGTAATTTCAGATGGGGACCTGCAGGCGAGATCACAACAATTAGTACAGAAAACGAACTTGGTGCCAAGTTCGGACAGCCAAATGACGATACAGCAGTTGACTTTTTGACAGCAGCGTCATTCTTGGCTTATGGTAATAACCTTCAATTAGTCAGAGCTATTGACGATACCACAGCAACTAATGCTGTAGCATCAGGCTCAGCGACACTAATTAAAAACGATGAAGATTATGACTTGAACCATTCTACTGGTTCAGGAACTAACGGCATGTGGGCAGCTAAGTATCCAGGCTCTTTAGGAAACTCTCTTAAAGTAGCTATTGCAGATTCCAGTAATTTTGACACCAACTCTGTTGCGTCAACTACTGTTACAGCAGGTGGATCTAGCTATAGTAGTGCACCAACTGTTACATTTTCAGCTCCGGCTTCAGGTGTTACCGCTACAGGTACAGCTACCGTGGCGTCAAATGCAGTTACAGCAATTACTATTACTAACCCAGGTAATGGTTATACCAGCGCACCAACAATTACAATTAGTGGCGGAGGCGGAACTGGAGCAACAGCTACAGCAACACTTGCAACTGATTGGACATATAAAAATGAATTTGATAGAGCACCACTTACATCTACAAAAGTAGCAATACAAGGCGGTTCAAACGACGAACTTCACATTGTTGTTATTGACGAAGATGGAGCTTTTTCAGGCGTAATAGGAACAGTCCTAGAACGATTCGCTCATGTCTCTAAAGCATCCGATGCTAGAGGACTAGAAGGCGGTTCATTATTTTATAAAGATGTAATTAATTCGCAGTCTAAGTATGTTTACTGGACAGACCATCCTGCAGGAGACTCCACATGGGGTAACGCAGCATTAGGTCAAGCATTTACATCAGGATTTACAACAGCAGAAGCAACAGTAAGCCTTTCAGGCGGTGTTGATGATGCACCTGACTCAGGTGACTTACAAACAGCTTGGAGCTTGTTTGCAGATGCAGAACAAACAGATGTAAACCTTCTTATAACTGGAGCAATGGGTACTACAGACCAAAAGTATGTACAAGATAACATTGCTAAAGTAAGAAAAGATTGTGTTTCATTCCATTCACCAGTACTAGCTTCCGTTGTTAACAACGCAGGCTCAGAGGTATCAGCCATTACTACAGACAGAGGTAGTTTAGCTGCCACTTCATATAGTTTTATGGACGGTAACTGGAAATACATGTATGATCGTTATAACGATGTATACAGATGGATTCCATTAAATGGAGACACAGCAGGTTTATGTGCAAACACAGACGCAGAAGCAGATCCGTGGTTCTCACCAGCAGGATTTAACAGAGGACAAATTAGAAACGCTGTTAAACTGGCATGGAGCCCTACTAAAACAAACAGAGACGAACTATATAAAATTGGTGTAAACCCAATTATTAATAACCCAGGAAATGGGATTGTATTGTTTGGAGACAAAACTCTATTAGCAGCACCTAGTGCTTTTGATAGAATTAATGTTCGAAGATTGTTTATTGTATTAGAGAAAGCAATTTCTACTTCAGCTAAATTCCAATTATTTGAATTTAACGACGCTTTTACTAGAAATCAATTCACATCACTTGTTACACCTTTCTTAAGAAATGTACAAGGCAGACGTGGTATATTTGACTTTAAAGTAGTATGTAACGAAAGTAATAACACAGGCGAAATAATCGACACCAACCAGTTTGTTGCAGATATTTTCATTAAGCCTGCTCGTTCTATTAACTTTATTACATTAAACTTTATTGCTACTAGAACTGATGTTAGCTTTGAAGAAATTGGCGGTTAACTGTATAAATAACTATTAAGGACTAAGGAGAAAAACATGCCTAATATAACACAATTTAAATCAGCATTAGCTGAAGGCGGTGCAAGGCCTAATCAGTTTCGATTGAGCATTCCATTCCCAAGCGATGTAAAAGACGCAAATCAAACAGACCTGTTATTAGTTAGCGGAGCAGCGTTACCAGCATCAACTGTCAACCCAGTTATTACACAATACAGAGGTAGGGAAGTTAAATTTGCAGGTGAAAGAATTTTTGATCCGTGGACAATCACAGTAATCAATAATAACGACTTCACATTAAGACGAAAGTTTGAAGAATGGATGGACATTATTAATGGTAGAGATGACAACGAAGGTGAAATTGAATGGGATAAATACCAGACAGATATTACTGTAGAACATCTAGACAGAAATGATGCACCCTTAACAGGCGGTAAATATGTATTGGTTCAGGCTTTCCCAATTAACATGTCAGAAATTGCATTACAATATGCACAGAACGACATTATTGAGGAATTTACTGTAACATTCCAATATCAAACATATACAGCCCAATAATTGGGACTGAGGATATATAATTATGGACTTATTTGGATTTGAGATCAAGCGGAAGGATAACGCAGCGAACGAGAAATCGTTTGTTGCTCCTTCACAAGATGATGCTATTGAAAGCATACGAGCTGGTGGGTATTATGGCACCTACATGGATTTGGAAGGTGTTGCCCACACAGAGTCGGAGCTTATTAAAAGGTATCGAGACATCGCCGGGATGGCAGATGTCGATACAGCAGTAGAAGATATTATTAATGAATCAATAGCGCAACTTGAGAATGAATCACCCGTTGAGCTCAACTTAGATGATGTAGATTTATCATCTGCAGTCAGAAAATCAATCCAAAAAGAATTTGAAGAGATTAAAAATCTCATGGACTTTAAAAATAGAGCCCAAGATTATTATAGACGATGGTATATAGATGGAAAAATATTTTTTCATAAAGTCATCGATATGGAAAACCCTAAAGAAGGGATCAAAGATATTAGATATATTGATCCAAGAAAAATTAGGAAAGTGCGTGAAGTTAAGAAGGAAAAAAATCCTTCTGGCGTAATGTTTGTTAAAGCAGTGGAAGAGTTCTTTATCTATAATGATAAAGGAGTTACTTCCAAACCAGGAGCTTATGTAGCACCTGAAAATCAGCAAGGGCTGAAGATAACAAAAGACGCCATAGCATACGCACCAAGTGGTTTGGTAGATCACGATAAGAATATTGCATTATCGTATCTACATAAGGCAATTAGGCCAGCAAACCAACTTCGTATGATGGAGAACGCAGTAGTAATTTATAGAATTACAAGAGCTCCAGAACGAAGAATATTTTATGTAGATGTTGGTAACTTGCCGAAGATGAAGGCAGAACAATATCTAAAAGACATCATGGATAGATATCGTAACAAATTAGTTTACGATGCTAACACAGGTGAAATTAGAGATGATAAGAAGTTCATGTCTATGTTGGAAGACTTTTGGTTACCCAGAAGAGAAGGCGGAACAGGTACAAGTATTGATACATTGCCAGCAGGTCAAAACCTAGGGCAGATAGAAGATGTAGAATACTTTCAAAGGAAGTTATATCAGTCCTTGAATATACCTGTATCGAGATTAGAACAACAGGCTGGACTAAATTTTGGTAGAGCAGCTGAGATAAATCGAGACGAGATGAAGTTTACAAAATTCATCATCAAGTTAAGAAGAAAGTTCTCGGTAATGTTAAGCGATCTTTTAAAGACGCAGCTCTTACTAAAAGGTGTTATGACGGAAGACGATTGGCATAGTATCAAAGACGATATAGAATTTGAGTTTGCCACAGATGCTTATTACACAGAGTCTAAGGAACAAGAAATTCTTAGAAGTAGAGTAGAAGTATTAAACGGTCTAGCAGCATACATAGGAACATTTTTTAGTAAGCGTTACATACAAAAGAATGTATTAATGTTAACGGATGAGGAGATTGATACAATAGAAACAGAGATTATGGCAGAGCCACAATACAGTAGACAGTATCAATGGAGTCCATTACAAGCAAGTAACCCGGATCAACCGGAACCTGCAGGTAATATAAGTAATGATGTACCAGGAGAAGGAAACCCTGTTCCTGGACCTGATAATGGAGCATAATATGGCAGAAGATAGAACACAAGAAGTTAAAGATTTGGTAGGCAATATCATAGCTGGTAACAGCGGTGAGGCTCAACAACAATTTAACGATCAGATGGCATCTCGAGCACAAGAGGCGTTAGACGATCAAAAGGCAGGAGTAGCAGCAGACATATATAATAAACATACTGTTGACCCTGACATGGAACCACAGGGAGTATCATTAGATGATGCACTTGTGGATATAGATCAAGATACAGGGCGACCTGTAGAGACAGGAGAAACAAATGGCGAAGACATTTAAAAATTTTAGAGCAGGAGTTATTACCGAAAGTCCTGTTGATGGTGTAGCTAAAGGCTCACTAGACGGAGATAAACATTTATGTGCATCGAAAATTATGCACAAAGAATGGAACGAAGGTACACCTATTATAGGTGAACACGCAGAACCAGTAGACGGAACAGTCTCTTGGTATAAAGTAATGTTTGAACACGGTATAGAAACAGTTGAAGTGAATGATCCTAATGTCGAGATCCTTGAAGAAGGACCTCATATGAACCATAAGAAAAAATCATATTAAACTAATTAAAAGGAAATCACATGGCAGTCACAGTAAATAACTTAAAACTCACCCAAGTCCAGGGTGTAGTATCTGTTAGGGGGACTGCAGCAACCGGAACAATTGCTTTAGCAACAACACTAAAGAAATCTACTGAGACGCAAAGCTCCCCAGCAGTCAATATAAAAGGACTACATTGGACTTTATCTAGCGGAGCTAGCGCTAAGGTTCAACGAAACTCCGTTGTACTATTTGAACTACAAGAAAGTGGTTCATTAGATATGTACGGGTATGCAGAGAACTCAGAAAACACATCTGATATAGAAGTAGCTATTGCCGGTGGCGATGGCGGTACTGTTATAGTAGATTGTGCTAAAGTTTCTGGTTACGGTTCACAACAACATCAAGACGCACCACTAGACACTAATGATTCAGGAAGTGTTTATGACGGTGGATCTTTAGGTTAAGGAGAAATAAATGAGACTTATTAAAGAATTCAACGAAAGTATTAACTATCTCACAGAAGATAGTAAAGATCCTAAGAAGCCTAATGTATTCATTGAAGGTGTATTCTTACAATCAGATTTAAAGAACAAAAACGGTCGTGTATATCCTAAAGAGATTATGCAACGAGAAGTTAACAGATATGTTAACGAATCTGTCAACACTAAAAGAGCTTACGGAGAGTTAGGACACCCAGAAGGACCTACTGTAAACTTGGACAGAGTATCTCATATGATAGTTTCACTAAAGGAAGACGGCAGCAATTGGATTGGTAAAGCCAAAATTATGGACACACCAATGGGTAAAATTGTAAAAGAACTTATTAGCGAAGGCGCTCAACTTGGAGTAAGCTCCAGAGGATTGGGCTCTTTAAAAGAGAGGAATGGCATTAATGAAGTACAAGATGACTTTATGCTTGCCACAGCAGCGGATATTGTTGCAGATCCTAGCGCTCCAGACGCTTTTGTATCCGGTATTATGGAAGGAAGGGAATGGGTTTTTGTTAATGGTAAATGGACAGAACAAGACATAGAAGAAAGCAAGGCAATAATTAACAAGGCTTCTCAGAGAGATTTAGAAGAAGCTAAATTTGCAGTTTTTAGCAATTTTCTAGATAAACTGTCTAAAATATAATAGAAATCTGTATAAATATAAATAGTTTATTAGATTATATTAAAATTAAATAATCCTAAGAGGAGAGTAACATGGGAGTAGAATCCAAAATCAGAGAACTTCTAGA